AAAGTCCCAGCATAAGCCGATTTTACGTCATATTGCATTGTCATAATTAATCTCCTAAGTTTTAAAAGAGGGGGGTGTTTAGCCCCCCAAGAGGATTAATTAGTCAAAGTTACCATATGGGTAAGTTGTCGCATTACCAATGTTCATATCTTGTTGTGCATATTTCAATGTAACAGCAATTTGACCAGATGTAGGAGTGGTCAAGCTGGTATTAGTAATCTTCAATGTCACAACAATCTGGCTAAACCATGTAGGCTGTTGACCAGGTTGAATATTTTGAACGTCTTGTAATGTGCCATAAGCGTAATCTAACTGTGTACCTACAAATGTTGCAGTGCCACGAGTTGCTGAAGTAATAGCAGCCATCGTTGCATACACGCCTGTAGCGGTAGCAAATTTGTTAGAAACATATGGTTGAATAGAGTTAGCAGTTACTGCTCCGTCAGTTGGCAATACTCCAACATCAATGATTACATCAGTAATGTTTGAACCTTGTGGAACCAAAAATGATACGCCACGATAAATAGTTCCAGAAGCATCTGCTGTAGGAGCAGTAGCAACAGTAGGACCACTAGTGCTATAAACACCAGACTGTGGGTTCCAAATAGTTGCTGCTTGGTTAGGAATATTGTCAGAAGTAACAAATACACCAGAACCGCCACCATAACCAGCTTGACCTGCGGAGGTCACAGCAAAATCTAAAAAGGCTTGTTGAGCCAATAAGACTGGACCAACGTCACGTTGTGGACCAAAACGATTATCACCCGATAAAATCGGACCTTCTAGTACGGTACGTGCCATTTTACAACTCCTTTAAATATGAATATTTGAGAGCAATTTTTCTAGTAGTAGATGTATCTTTACTAGTGACACGGCCCCTCTCAGCGTAGGACATATCTGGATTATTAACTATAAACTTAACAATTGCAAAATATTTTAAATTTAATAAGGCTGTATTTTGCCGAACCTTTTTTAATTTTTCAATATGCTCTGTTGTTACGGGTTTTTTATTACTTAATTTGGTAAGCGAAATCATATCTTTAGTATGCTGAGTGTGTTTTTTACCCCGCATTGGGACTTTAGCAGTATTAGCAATATTAAAATATGTAGGCTCGTCAAAATATGCCTGACCTTGCAAAAATGCATTTTCAAGATCATCTAAATCTTTTGTATCTACGCACTCAACTTCTAATGCCCAGTCAAAAGCATTTTTACCATGCTTATTGTATGAATTTTGTAATATACGATTTACATGATAACCTTTTTCTAAAAGGCGAAAATGTTCATGAATACGTTTTTTAACATGTTGCGATTGGCCAACATAGCATTTACCCGTAACTTTATTACGAATTTTATAGATCCCTATGTAGTCTTGTGCATATGGCATGATTAAGTTCCTTAGGACTATAATACCATGCTTTTTATATTATGCAAGTATTTAAAAAGAAAAACCCCGCCTTTTGAGCGGGGTCCAAACTTCTTTACGTTTGCTTGCTGCAGATTAATATGAACCGTATACACCTAATGGGTCAGAAACACCGAAGCTATAACGCTCACGGGATTTGTAACGTACGTTACCGGTATCGAAATCCCCGTCCATTGAGTTCTGCAATGGAATACGAACAAAATGTTTCAAACCATTTGGTACATCAGTGGTCAAGAACCATGCGTTAGTTGCGGTCAAGAAGTGGTTAATTGCGTAACCTTCTGGAACGGAACCATTGTTCTTAATAGCATTGATATCGTTATTGTTTGTACCAACACGGAGTTCTGTGTCTAACAAACGAGTTGCAACGAACTGCAATGCTGGTGGAACAACAAGCTTTTTAGGACGAGCAGCAATCAACAAACCACGTTCATCTGTCCACGCAGCAATCTGAATAACAGCGTTTTCAAGTGCAGTTTCGTTCAAATCAGCAGGGGTTGATGGAGTATTGGCATTGGTACCACCAGAAACTAAAGGATGTGCTGTAGAGAACAAGGCTTGCCCGTCACCATAAGTAACTTGGGTATTAAAGCCATTATTCAATACCGCAGCAGCTTTAACTTGCTTGGTATAAGCCATAGCACGAGCTAGACCTTTGGTATAGCGAGCTGAGAGAGAATCGTAGAGGTTATCTTCGATTGCTTCTTCAGTCAAGCTAAAGCCAAGGGCGATAGTTTCGTGGTTGTAGCGAGCTGTCCATGCTTCTTGAGCATTGTCATAAGCGATGGCTTGGCCTTCGTTTTTGACTGGTGCAGCAGAAAAGCCTGACAGTTTTGTTTCTTCTTCAAAAGAACGCTCAGAGGTCTCAGTTTCGTAGATCTCTTTATGTTCTTCGCCGTAGCGAGCATACTCTAATCCGAACAATGCATTCAATCCGGGGAGCAACTCTTTCAGTAGTTGTGCACGAGAAATAGCCATTTAAAAGCTCCTTAATTAAACGCCAGTGGCATTAAAGTAGCTATGGTAACCGAAGTTCCATGTTACTAATGCTTCTGGGTAGCCGGTGAAAGAAAACTGTGCAGCGGTCGATTGTGCAGTTGTTACCGCAGTATTGATCGTTACAGTAGTGCCGTTTACAGTTGTTACATAGGTATTAGAACCAGCAGTGATGCCAGGACCAGAAATAACCATACCTGGAAGGATTGCGCTGTTAGCAGCAGATAAAGTGATTGTTGTGCTAGAAGATGTAGCATTTTGAGTCACAGTAACAGCTGAAGCAGGAACAACACCAACAATACGGAAAGGAGCCGATGTAGTCAAAGGGGTAATTGCTGAAGTACTGGTAGCAGCTGCAGAAACAGCAACACCAGCTAAAGAATCACCAGTAGTTGTAGAACCAGTATTGCCAGCAGCGGCGCCAATGTAATAAGCATTAGAACCAATAAAAGCTGGGTTTATGTATTGAATGGTTGTAGAACCACCAGTACCTGCTGGGTTAGACAATACTACTGTTTGGAAAACAGCTTGAGGATCGTCAACTACATAACCAATCGCATCTGTAGCTGTAGTGCTTGCTTGCCAGAATTGATAGCGGTTTTTACCATAGATTGGACCACCAGTAGTTGAATACTCGCAGCCAGCAAATACACCAATCGTGCCGTTAACAGCAGATGCACCGTTATAAGCAAGGGTTGATGAGACCAAAGCGCCAATATTAGCGCTAGTACCAAGTGCTACAACGTCACCGTTGAACAAGCTTGTGCTGTAACCATTAACAATAGGGAACATACGGGTTGAACCCGCAAATACTCGACCACCGATAAGGTTAACAGGCTTTAGTCCATAAGGACCTGAAACAGTAGGATAAGCCATGTAAATCTCCTAATTATTGAGAACCAGATCCAAAGGTCACCGAGGATTTCCGTTCCATAAAGATTGGCATTCTCGAATCACTTTGGCGCATTAGGTTGTTATCTACAGCTTCCGATTGGTCTTGTGTCTGTTTAGCCTCATAAGCTGCACGTTGTGCCACAAGTTCCTCTGGGATTTTGCAGAGTAGTAACCCGCCAATCTCAACGTTGTCTTTAAATTGACCATTGGGATTAGCTAACAGTTTAAATTTTGGTTGTTCTTCAATACTTACTGGCTCCCAACCTTCTCTAAACTTAGCAGAAGTATTACGGGGGTCAGCTTGATTAAGCATTGAAACACGTATCCAACGATAAGCGAAACCAGCCTGCTTGTCGGGCTCAGGTAAAAGTTCAGGTGGCATCCACTGTTTAGGACGTTCTGTAATTTCACGGTTTTCTGCTTCACGATTAAGTCTATTTGTAGCCATGTCAGGCCTCCACTTTCATTAGTTCACGGACATATTGCTCATTGGTTAAGCCAAGTTTTTTTGCAATCGCAACTTGCGACTGGGATAACCTAACTCTTTTCGGTGCGGTCGACCGAGTTGCCGAAGCTACTACCGTTGATGGCTTTACCCTGTGCGTGTCTGCTCGTGGTTTTGCCCGTACTTCTTGATCTTCAGAATCTTCATGGTCGAAATTTTCTGCAAATCTTTTTCGCATTGTTTGGTCCAACGTTGCGTAATATTCCTCTGACCCAATTTGTACACCTTGACGTTTTAGCTTCTCATGGAGTCCCAGAGCCGCTGCCGTCATTTCCTCGTCCTGTCCGAACCAAGGATTTTCCGATTGCCAAGATTCGAGCTTTTCGTCTCTTGGTACATTTTGGTAGTCTTGTTGAGGTTGTACAACAAATTGTTCTTGCTGTAAAGGGGGCAACTTAAAATCTTTTGCTTTTTCTAAATTTAATTGCGCTTTAGTAATAGCGGCTTGCGCATTCATTACTTTTTCAGCATCGCCAGCTTCATAAGCTTCTTTATAAGCCTTTTTAGCATTTTTTAATTGCAGCTTAGCAGAGTCTTTTTTAGTATTCTTGTAGTCTTTTTCACCACTAGAAAGCATCTTTTTGACCTGATTGTTTTCAGCTAATAGCCTTTGAGCAGCTTCAATAGCAGCATTTCGCTCTCGTTCTGCAGCTTCTCGGGCACGTCGCTCATCATTCCAGACTCGCTTCATCTTAATAAGCTTATCTTTAGCTTCTTTGCTGTACTTATCTAAGTCATCGACGTCAACTTCTAGTTGCCTAACCTTTTCGGGGTCAGCAGGTTTACGGTTTCGATCTTCTTCGGGGGTATCATCCTCGATCTCAATCTCTAATTCTTCTAGGGGTTTACCCTTAATATCCTCGATTTCATCGGGAAATTGGTATGCATCTGGCATTGTCCGCCTCCTTAAATAAATTTACGTTTGATGCCACGGGGATCTTGAACTACAGCTTCCACAGAGTCATCGTTAATAATCCGGAACTCACGGTCGTGAATTACCAGACGGGTACCTGCATTTGGTCTTACAAGGATAAAATCACCTTGTTTACACCAAGGTCCATTAGGGAACCTTACTTTATCTGCATAGCAATCTGGGCCTAAAGAGACCACAAAAAGCACTGTAGTTAAAAGTTCATCAACACGGCGTGTTTCATCCGACTTGATAATTCCACTTTCAAACGCTTCTTCTGCTTCAGGGATTGCACATAAAATACGATACCCTTGTGGCATAGGTAGCTGTTTTGCTCTATCTTCTGCTTCTTTGTTTAGCACAGCAGATAAGTCCACTGCTTGGCTAAGGTTTAGTTCACTCATTGTCCGAGTTCTCCAATCGTTTTTTGAGGTCTGTAATGATTAAGGATGCGGCTTCAAGACCTCGTAACTGACCGCAAACATATCTGTACTCTTCCATTGTCGGAATGTTTCCTTGAGCTAGGGCTGAACTTAAGTATTCCCTACGCTCTTGGTACTCTCTAAGTAGGTAATCTAAATGATTGTCCATTACTCTCCTTTAGGTTTTTTAGCCTTGTCGGCTGGTTTAGCTGCTTGTAACTTAGCTTGTTGCTGTTGTGCTGCTAACTGCTCACTCTGCATGTCTGCATTGTGCTCATGCCCAAGCACGGTATCTGCCATACCAAAAGCGTGAGTCATCATATTCGCTTTATGTTCATGTTCATGGTCAGCTATAGTCTTAGCTGCTTCAAACTGATGATCCATACGGCGACCTTGTTTCTCACTATGAAGCTTAGCTGCTTGAGACATTGCGTTTAAATCGGCTGTCTTCATAGCAGTTTCTGCTGTTGTCATAATGCGCTTCTCTTCTATATCAAGCTGGCGATTCTTAATCTGAATTTCAGCTTGGTCTTTCTGTTCCTGTGCTTGTTGCGCTTGCTGTTTTAATTGCAACTCTTGTTGTTGCATTTGTACCAATGGATCTTGTGCTTGCTGTTGTGCTTGCTGTTGACCTATTTCTGCTTGGTTTGCTTGTAATAATTTAGTAGCAGCTTGTGCAAGTAACGGAGCCAACTGAGCTTCAACTTTAGGATCCATTGGTATATCTTCGCCAGACTTATCTGTCTGTGCTGGTAATGAAGCACCAAGTTGTTTTTCAATCTCAACTCTATATTGGAACCCTAAGTGCTCATTAATATGAGCCATCATGCCTGCTTGAATCTGTTGGGCTGCTGGATTGTTTTGCAACAACTGTGCAATCTTAGGATCATGCATTGCCGACATATGTACCGTTATATGGGCTGTGTGGTCTTGCGTGACAAAAGCCTTAACCGGTTTGCCCATGAGTACGTTCTGATTTTCAGTAACCGGATCGGTCGGCTTCTGGTCTTCGTCCATTGGAATGAGTTTTGCCGCATTCTTAATCCCCAGAACATCGAGCATTTGTCTGTGTAAGAGGGGTAGATTGTAGAGTTGGGGTGCTCCTTGAGCCAGTTGAAGTACTGCTTGATACTGTACGATCTTTTGCGCCATTGTCGACGCATTCGGATCCGATACCGGGATGACATCGACATTATCATAGTCCGATTTTTTAGCACGACGAGAACCTTCAACGGGATCATAATCATATTCCTCTGGTGTGTATTCAGCAATAATGTGTTTGAGTAATTTCAACTCCTGCTTCAAACTAAAGTGAATACGAGCCTGAACTGCAGACATTACCTTGAGTGTACGTTCAAGTATTGCTAGTGTTGTACCTACTGGAGCTTGTGCTGACATATCCGATAGGTTTAAATCGGCAGTATTTGCAAACCGACGACCTTCTTCAATAATCTTGTCCATCAAACCAGCGAGTACTTGACTAGGTTCTTTATAAGGAAGCGGCATAATGTTGTCACGCATTGCACCGCTTGGAACGTCTACATCACGCCATTCACCCGGAGCTATCGGTGTATCATCGCCCTTGACTCGCAAGCCACGGGTCTTAAAGCCACCTGGCAAGTTGCTAAGTGTCCCTGCATCAACCAACTGACGAATAAGGGAAGTGCCACTTTTAGCATAAGCGCCAATAAGGTGGATGAGACCAAAACAATAAAAACCAAAACCGGGAATATACCCGTAGTGCACAAAGTGTTGACGTTTTTGATGAGTCGAATCATCCGGCTCCCAATTTCTTCTAATCGCAAGAACATTCATCGTTCCTTTCTCGACAGTTACAACATAAGGCAGAGCAATACCTGTGGGTTCACCATTCTCGTCTGTATCTTCAAAACCTGGAAGATCAAGATCAACGTGCATCTCAAGAATCTTATAGCGATCATCGACAGAAGCTTTGAAGCCCATCTTCTCAGCAATCTTCTTCTCAACTTCATCTAGTGTGTTAGTTGGATCACCAAGGTCTATATCACGATAGAATCCCTTAACCTGTAAGATCCTAAGCTCATTCTCAGTTTTGCGCATCACGTGAGTTACCCGTGGAGAGCTAGCTAGATCAGATGCACCGTAAGGTACAACCATATCTTCTGCTGGAATAAACATAGATACTTGACGTTTAAGCGCTGGATCGTAATATACTTTCTTAAACGCATTACCTGCTAAACCTAAGCCCCATAACATACGTTCTGTTTCAGGTCTGTATTCAGGCATCTCTTCAGTTAACTGATAGTTCATATCATCTTGAACACGTTCAGCAGCTTCTTTTTTATCTGGTGTTTCTTTACCAATGATCAAAGTCTTAACAGGTCCCGATGCAGGGAATATAGACATCATTGTTTCTGCTTGAAACTTAACTAATGCTTCAGCTAAAAGCGGATGGTAAACACCACAGGCGCCTTCCCAAGGCTCAGCACGTTCTTCAATCTTCAAACCTAATAGTTCTAGACCATCAACATAAGTTTGAATCCAATCTTTACGAGAACCAACGTCATCGTCAAAGTCACCAACTAGATCGCTAGCGATCATTGTCAGTTCACTTTCGTTCATGTGTTCCGCTAAGTTTTCATTAAACTCTTCTTTAGCTTCTTCTTCTGGTGACTCTGCTTCTTCTTCACCATCAACGGTAATCTCAATATCAAACGGTTCTTCTTCGTCTGCAAGTTTATCGATGCCCAAAGGTGCTTGGTAAAGTGCTTTATCTATTGCCATAATTAGTCCTTAAGTGTTGCTCTATTTGTTTTTGGGTCATACTTATATTCGCTCGGTTTCCTACCCGATGCTTTAGTAGCTCTATCTACAGCACGTTGTTTAGCAGTCATGTCATCACGTTTTTTACCTGCTGCAGTTAAAGTTTTACCATCGGCTTTAAGCTGACCACGATCTTTGAGTATATTAATAGCCATAGCTTGCGACCCAACCTGTGCGGTAAGTCTTTTTATTAGCTGGTTTTTACCCATGAACTTCTGTGTAGCCATTAATAGTAAGCCTTCTTTTTACTTTTAAACCACTTAATATCTTCAGGTTCATCACTCGGCAATCTAATAAACCCACCGTTTCTAAACCGCATTAGTGCCATTACCGTTGAGTCAACCAAGTCATCATGACTCATAAACGGGAATCCTGCAATCTCTTCTACTACTTCTTCAGCCCATCTATGTTCGGGAACCCAACATAAACCACTTCTAACAATATCTGCTACGCTATTAAGTCTTGCCAGTTTATCACCAGACCCACGGTGCGGGGTATATTCACTAACTGCCATTCCTGTTCTTCTAAGTTCTTGGAATAGAGCTGTTCCTGCAGATTTTTTCTCCACAATGAATGCGTCTGGGTTCCATTCTTCATACTCTCTATAGGCTAAATCTTTTAATTCTGGGAACTCTAGGCGTTTCTTAATACTGTTTAACAAGATGATGTTATATGCCCCAGTCTCCTCATTCATAAATACCCCCCACGTTGTGAGCGCTGTAAAGTCAGCTCGGTTGTGGGTTTCTGCTGCAGCATCTAAAGACATAATGACGTATTCACAAGAAGGTGGTGACTCTTGTTTCCAGATGTTCCACCAATCCCGTTTAACTACTGAGGCTTCTTCTGAGGTAGGATTCTGCTGGTACTGAGCATTCCACTGGAATACTGGCATTGATGCTTTAGTACGCCTAAGTGCCTCTAAACTATATTGCTCAGGCCATAAAGCCCGTTCATCCTTAGTATTTTCATTAAAAATTGCAGGGAACTCGACCCGTTCGTATTGATCTGATCCTTCATTCTGGACCATATCCCGTATAACTTTACCGGTTAAATCATCTTGGTGCCAACGAGTTTGAATAATTGCCACACGACCGTTAGGCATAAGACGAGTACGAGCACCGTAAGTAAACCACTCATAAGCTTTCTCGAAAACGTCAAAATTCCCGTTGATAATATCTTGTTCGTTATGTGGATCGTCAACCAAGAGTAAGTCGGCTCCACGACCAGCCAAAGCGGAACCAACACCACAAGCGAAATACTCGCCACCAACATTAGTATTCCAGCGCCCAGCAGACTTATTATCTTGTGCCAAAGAGACTGTTGGGAATATGTATTTATATGCAGGTGTGTCAATTAAGTTTCTCACTTTCCGTCCAAAGTCGACCGCAAGGTCAGTTGTATGGGACACCATCAGTACTTTTTTATCAGGGTATTTACCTAGAAACCATGCTGGAAAGTAAATAGATACTAACTGACTCTTACCGTGCCGTGGTGGGATATTAACGCATATTCTATCTTTTACTCCATTGGCAATATCCATTAGCTCATTAGCCAAAATGCGGTGGTGCTTACCTACTTTGTAGTCTGGCATCATCTTGCAACAAAAAGCAATCAGATCATCCCGACAAGCCTTAGCCATTCTGCGATTTGCTAACTCATCTACTACAAAATCAATCTCTTCTGTATCGTTATCCTCAAATTTATCAAGGTTTGATGCTAAAAACTCTAGTTCAGCGTCTGTTAATGACGCTAGAGGGTCACTCGTCTGCATTAGCATCGGGTTTTTCCTCAGAAACGCCTAGTTCTTCTTCTAAATCGAAGGTTTCACCATTCACTTCGACCGCTTTAACGTCTTCTATACCCTGTGGGTTCATTAATTTATGGATTTTAGCCCGTACAGAGTCCACTAAATCTTGCGTAGACCGGTGAGTAATAGTCACTTCTGACTTTTCTACGAATAATCCTACGTCTGAGATCTTACCTAGCAGCTCTAAAGCCCTTAATCTTGTACGGTCGTCTTGTGAATCGCTATCTAA